ACACTGAGCCGTTTACTTCAACGTAAATGTCGGTTTGCGTTTCAGCCGTGCCGTTGCCCGTCTTAGTCCAAGCGACTGCACTTGCATCGTCTTTAGCAAACAGTTTCGGCACAACACCACCGCCGATAGCACCCCATTCAGAACCGTCATAGCCTTCAAACTGATCTTCGTCATCGTTGAATCGGAACATGCCTTTAGCAGGAGTTGGACGCTGTGCCTCTGTACCGACTGGTAATGTGAGTGCGCCAGTACCACTAAATGACACAGAACCCGATGCTGTTAAGTCAGTCGCTGTGACAGCCGCCGGAGTAGAGCCGCCGATGACTGTGCCGTCAATCGTGCCTGAGTCAATGTCGATACCCGTGACAGCAGTTGTCCCGTCCAGCAGATCATCGATCTCGTCGAGGTTGTTGTTAATCTTGGTCCCCCAAGTATCAGTCGATCCTCCGACCTCCGGCTTGGTCAATCCATATGTAGTGGTCGTTGTATCAGCCATTTAAGCTACCTCTGTCCAAGTTTCTTCGGTTATGCCTATTGTGCTCCAAGTCTCTGGAGAATCAGCAATCGGCTCCCATAGTTCTCTAGCCACTGCGACAAAACCTGATGTTGTCTGAATAGTGCCTATATTACCAATAATTCGCTTACGAACACACGTTGCCGTGTTGGTCGATGTCCCAGACAGCGTGACCGCGACTGAGATGCTAAATACGCCAGAAGCAGCAAACGTTACTGACGCTGATGGGTTGGCGTCACCCTCTCGAACTCTTGTTGCAGATGAAGTCGTTGAACTGCTAACAGGGGCAGAGGCAGATGCTGACTGAATCTTAATCGCTGAACAAGATGTTGTTGCCGTAGCTATCGCGACTGTTTGTAAGTCATCTTCGCCGTAACTGTTATAGCCGTAAGCTCCCGAACCATAATTAAACGACGAAGACTCTTTGAGAACAAACTGTTCCGCAATCGATGCAGTTGATGCTGTGGATGATATAAGCGAGTCAGATGTTCTGACACGGGTCGCCGCGCCTGTTACTGAGGCGGATGAAGACAGAGACGCAGAAGTTATCTTGACTACAACAACACCGCAACTACCTGTTGCTGACGCCGATAAAGATGCAGAAGCGTCTTGAGTAACGCCTTCTACACCAAAATCCTCTATGCCATAAGCTCCATATCCGAAGCCGACCCGACTGCTAGGCATCGGTTAGTCCAACGTAATATCTAAATCACCGGCAGGAACTCGGAACACATCACCTGTTTCAATCGTCTTTGAGCTAGTCAATGCGGCGTAAGCAATTAAGTTTCCGCCAGTTGACGCATCCCATATCCCGACGTGAGAAACGGTTCCGAAGCTCGCAGTTGCAGTTGAGTATTCAATCGCCGCGCTTGTTGTCGCAGTGTTGCCTGAGACGGTGAACGACGCAGATTGTCTCGCATACGCTGTGCCTGAAGTCGATACCTCAGTCCCAGACCCATCTTCATCCGGGTTCGCTGTATGCAGTGCCAGATACAACGTTGATGGGGCTGTGTATGCGTTGCCCGCAAACACATGATCCAGAAGTTCTGTTTCTAAGTAATTTGAAAAGCTCATTATCCGAAGCTCCTAACTTTGACTCGTGGTGTTGACCCGTTAAAGGAAGAACTTGCGTCTCTAGCGATTAATTCCTCTTTCGCCTTACGTGCAAGGTCCGCCCAAACAACCGTCCGTTCGTCATCTTTAAGATACGGAGCGGAGTGCATAAGCGAAGTATACAGGTAAAGATCGGGATAGTCTGTCAATAGCCAGTTCGTGTCCGAATCAGCGGTCAACGCATCGATCTTCGCGAAATACGACATCTCTAACGAATACTCTGCATCAGGCGTTGGCATAAACTCAAACTGCCCACCGACGACTGTGAAGTACAGTGGCTTGCCCGCTGTCGTGTAAGTGAAGTTGCGCTCTTGCGCCATCTCCTGTTGAGTGATGAAGCTCAGTGGAGTAACTGGGTTTGAGTCAACAATCACCAAGTCCTTTGCTTCGATAAAGTCCGCAGGGACTGCACTGAATCTCGCATCAATCGCCGCTTCAGCGCGCTTCACCATTTGGCGAACACGAAGCGACCGATTAAATTCGGCCTCGGCAAAATCAATAAATGTTGGGATGACTGAGGTCAGGTCAGATCGATTTAAGAAATCACCGACCGCCGTCTTCAGCTCACCGTAATTAGTTATCGCCATCAAACTCTGCCTTTATCCGCGCATACTCTTCGCGCAATCCGTCTTCATCAATCGGATCAACGTGCTGGTTCATGTATTCCAACTGGCCAACGTGTTTGACCTCTTTCGATAAGTCGTGATCCACCCATACAGTATAACCCGCATCGCGCACTTTGCGGCAAAAGTAAATATCTTCGCCGGTAAAATTGCGGTGTTTCTCATCCCAATCAATGCTGAAGATTGGCAGCTCAAGCGTCCACAGCAGCTCCGTCTTTATCAGCATGACGCCTGCACCACACCCGATTACCGCTTCCAGCCCAGTCGATTCGTCTGTCGTGCGAAGCGGGATCGTTGGATGCACCTCTTTAAACGCAGTCGGTTTGGGCGGTAAGCGACGGGTCGAATAGTTTGCGGCCACGATGTCTACGTCGTGAGAGATCAAGCGCTCCAGCGTATCGCGCGGGAATCGCATGTCGGCATCAAGAAACAACAAGTAGTCGGCTTCGCCAAGCAACGCTTCTTTTACCAGGTCTTGCCTTTGATTGACGATTAACGTCCCCATCTTAGTAGCAATACCGATTTCATGCTCTGGATACATCTTGGCGTGCCATCCGACCATCATCGAAAGGTCGTGACAGAAGGATGCGTTAATCATGTCGCGCACCGGAATCCCGACTAAAATTTTCATACTTTCCCTGCTCTTGTTCTAAACGGGCGTCCTTCATCCGAGTTCAGCCACTTCTTCATAGCATTCTCGTCGTTCAGTATCCCGCGCTTTAGTAAGTCGTAATACACAGTCAGCGGAATCGATGCGACCCGTGACATGTCACCCCATTTCGTATGCTTGTCCGTGTTTTTGTAGTTTTCCTGATTCGCCTTCAGGATCGGGTTCATGTTTTGCTCTGTCTCGATTGTGACAGTGCCGTCCCGATTGTCGTGCCACCACTTCGTGATTCCGGTCAGTTCGTCGTGGCTAAATAACTTTTTGTTTCCCATGCAACACCCCTAGTCAAAAAGAAGGGGCCGAAGCCCCTTCTCGTGTTTACGCTACTTAGCCAGTAACGTCGATGTCAGCAATCACACCGTGAGCTGCTTCGTTTGAAATTTCCAAACCGTACTCGACAATGATTTCGCGCTTGTCGGAATCACCTGTTTTTGCAAGTTCGTGAATTTCAAAGTCACGCAAGTACCCAACTGCTGCGTACTCAGGATCAAGTACGAACGCAGAACGGTCACGCTGGAAGCGGTTAGGAACAATCGAAACTGAACCGAAGTCGCTTACATATACGTCAGCAGCGCCGATGATTGTAGAAGGTGCATCACCAGGAGCCATGTAACGCTGTGCAGCGATACCAGTGAAGGTCGAAGCCTTCTGCTTCTGAGTTGGACCAACCATCAAGATTGATGGATCGCCGCCTTCTGTCCATACAGACTGAATCACATCTTTCAACAGAACTTCTGTGAAAGTACGGAGATCGTCGTCACCAGCATCTGTTGCAGCTGCATTCGGGAAGCCCGAAGTTGTTGCAGACAGTGTTGGGTCTCCACCAGCAGTTGTTCCGCCAGTTGAACGGTTTGTGTTGGTGCGCAACCACGCCTCCAAAGAACCAGTCACACGCGCTTCAGTGTCTGAACCAGCAGACGCTGCTTGGTTGCGAGTGAGGATGGTTTCCATGTCACGCTTCAGTTCAGCAGACTTCTTCGCAGTCTGATAAGCCAGTTCTGAAGCACGGCCTGCCTTATCGACAGCTTCCATGGTTCCAGAAATCTGGATTACTTTCTTTGAAATCTGCGTGTAGTTTTGCATCCGCGCAGTTGCAGTCTGCGAAGCCGCGCCAGCGTCTGCGCCTTCCACTACCGCGTTGGCAGTTGTGGCTGAAGCGAGTGAGTCTGTTTGCCACTCAAACAAAGTGTTTGAGACAGCCTTACGACCGACGTTTGAAATGAACGGAGTCTCTTCTGGAGAGATGTTGTAGATCACATCCGCTAAGTCTTCGCGGATACCTTCCGCTGCATATGTTTGAAATGTTGCCATGAGTCTTTACCTCTATCCTAGCAAGTGCTTAAAAGCGTCCGCTGCGTCACGGACTTTTCCTGTCTTAGCGAGGCGTTGTTGCGACTTACGAAGCGCATCTTTACCTTTTGTCGTACGTGGCGCGTTACCGGCTTTCGCTGTTGGCGCGACTTTCTTCTGCGCCTTGGGCTTACCGTTCTGAAGCTCATCAAACTTCATCGCCTTGTACAATGCAGTCACTGCTCGATGGTCATAAAACTGCGCGATCTCATCATCCGTGAATCCGATGTTTTTCGCGTAATCGGCAACCTTTGCCTTTTCAGCTTTTGCGACCTTTTCGTCGCGCCACTGTGGTAGTGCTTGCGCCAACTTCTGTTGCTCATTTTGAACAAACTCCGCGATCACGCGCTGCTTGTCTGCTTCTTGAGCTTGAAGTAAGCGTTGCTTTTCTTCTACCAGTGCGCGCTTGCGCTCCTGCTTCTCACGCCACAACTCGCGCTGAACTAGCCATTGCTGCGGGTCTTGCTGATACAAGGCGTCCCAGTTTGGCTCTTGCTCTTGGTCTTGAACGTCAATCTGTTCAAGCGCCTGTGCAAGTTGCGCGCGTTCTTGGCGAATCTGATTCAGCTCACCTTCCAACGATTTGCGCTGGTCGGCTAATGCCATCGTCTTTCGCGTGTAGTCCTGCGTCCGAGAATACCCACTCAACAACTCGTCAATCGTGACTTCAACTTCTTCACCATCTACTCGGACGGTGTAAGTGTCGCCAGCTTGCGTGTCGCTGTCTTCGTTCTCTTCTTCAGCACCGGCTTCGGGGTCTTCTAAAGAGTCCTCGCTAAAATCCTCTTCTGACGTGTCCTCTGCCACAACGTCCTCTGCAAATGCTTCGGACTCTTCTGCCGCCTCCTGTGGTTCTTGGTCTACCGTCTCCGGCTCCATCATTCCACCAAATACTGCGGCTGCTTGTGTAACGGTCAGTGGCCCGTTGTTCGGGTTATCACTCATAACACCATTATCCTCTATCTACGGTTAAGTTTGTCAAGGTGCTTCTTAGCCAGCTTCCCCTTGTCCATCATGTTTTCGAGATGCGCTTGCACCTCGTCCAACATTCTGATCGCCATGTATGCGCGTTCGCGCCTAGCTGATTCATCTTCCGCCGTATTGATAAAGGCCTCAGTGTACACATCACGTATACACTTAAATGCTTCTGCATATGCCTCGTTTTGTACGACGGATCGAGCCTTCTCTCCCAGCTCAATGTCCCGTCTTGTAAATAACATCAGTCACCTCGTGGTGCGTTGTTCATCATCTGTCTTAGTGTTGCGCCGCGCTCACGGATTGCAAGTTTCTCGCGCTCTACTTCAGCCTTGAGCTGTGCAATATCGATCTGCGTTCCGTACTTCGCCTGTAACTCTATGGCTTCCATAGAAATCTTCGCGTCTAGCTCATCACGCTTGCGCTCATCTTCGAGGAACATCTTTTCGCGCTCCAACTGCAACCGCGTCAACGCAGCCTGTGTTTCAGCCTGTGTCTTCGCAATCTCAGCCTGCGCCATCACTTCCTCAGGACGTGGCTGCTTCGGCTTCTGCGCTTGAGCCAACATAATCTGTTGCGCTTCAGGTCCATTCGGATCAAGGAAGTAGTTATCAATATCCTTCATCCCTGCGGTCTCAAGTACCTTACCGACTGTGTTGCGATACTGCCCCAGCGTAACCAGTGGGTTCTCCATACCAAACTGAGAAATGATGTTTTCTTGACGCTGCGCAACAGATTCCAGAAGCATCATCTTCTGATCGTCATCAACGCCACCAAGCGCAACATTGACCGTTACATCAAAACCGGCCTGCCATGCACGCGGGTCAACGGGAACAAACTCATTGCGCAGGCGAACCATCCGTGGCTGATCTTGGTGGAGTACAGACAGCTTCAGTATTCCTTTAAACAGATCAACCATACCGGTTTCTGCGAAGATGCGTGCGATCAATTCAATGTGCTGACGTGCAGCGGTTACGGTCGCGGCGACAGCAGTTTTTGTAGTTGACTGCAATGCGTCCGCATCCAGGCCAGACGCGGCGCGGTTAATGCCAGTTCTGGACTGCTTCACGTCATCCATGTACGCCATCATCGGGAACGCTTGTTGTCCAACAAACGGCTGCAAGAACGACTGCACCATACCTGGCGCACGCATCCGAATAATCCCGCCAACTTCTGAGTTCAGCACATCTTCCATATTGGCTTGTCCTTCGACCACAGCCATACGCGGATGGATGGATTGGGCCAAAGAGTCCAACTGATTCCGCAGGATTGCGGACTTGATTCGTTGGATGTCCATTGTGATGTCGGCGAGAGAGAGACCGAAAAAGGTGTGTGGCTCTGGATCGGGGCAAAAGGCCGCGAAGGGAATGTGATCCCAAGGCTCGTGCCGGACCACTTTGTGAGAGTCTCCAATGCAGCAGACGCGGCGTAGTTCTGCAATGCCATCGCCGTCATAGTCAGCTCGCACATAGGCTTCAATATAGAGTACTCGTTTGTTTGCATCGTCTTTCGCCACATAGTTCTTCAGCGTCGCCACTGGGTTTCGAGTGTAGTATTCGGAGTTGGTGTCAAACTGGAAATCTTCACCGGCGTGCTCAAGCACCTCGTCAAAGTCGTATCCCATTGCAACCAGCTCAGAAACTGTCGCCATCTTCCGATGCGCAACCATCGTGGCTTCGTGGATCGACTTGGCACGACGATCAATCAAAAACTCTTCAGGCGGTAACGCCTCGCACTTGATCTTGCCTCGCTTCGTGCGGCGCTTCAGCTCTAGGTCGTAAACCATCGGCTGCTGCATCACGGCTTCTTGTAACAGCTCGCCGGTCATCGGATCGAGCACTTCAGGCTGAACCATCACCGGATCACCGAATGGCTTTTCTTCGATCGCAGACGCCTCAACGTCATCATCCTGCAGCAATAAGTTAAGCGCCGCTTCGTCTAACTCGGTGTAGTTTTCCGTGACGACATTGACTGACTCATCCCAATAAAACTTAATCACACCCGCTTTGCGGATTAGCGCGTCCTTGAAAGCCTCATACAAAATCTTGAAGCCCTGGTTCTCCTGCATAAATACGTGATTCACGTAGTCTGTTGCTTGGTCAGCAGCCGCAACATCTTCTGCGCCGTTCGGAACAAACTCCACAACCTTTTCGCTTGAGGTAAATACCTTCATCAACGACGGCAAGATTGATTGCACCGTGTCGCGCACATCCATAGATACGACTTGCGAGCGACCTTCTTCTTCATCGCCAAACAACTCGCCACGGTAATACTCGGTCGCTAGGTTACGATCCTGCGAGATGTTGTTGTCGATGTAGTCGATCGCATCTTGAACCTCTGAACTGATAATGCCGTTGAACTCGTCATCTGACATCTCATTCTCATTGTCGAGGATGTCCGCTTCTTCAAGCGCGTTCTCAACTGCGTCGATTGGTGATACTTTTGCGTCCATTTAGTCTCTTACCTCTAACAAGCTAACCGGCTGTGGATAGAATACCAAACCGGCACGCTGTCCTTCTAATGGCATACCTTCGTATCCCGTGTAACCGTAATCCTTGATCAGTTCAGA